TGCTATGTTGGTATCCACCTTAGCCTCGACAGATATTAGTCTCTCGTAAATCTCTCTGTGTGTAACGTCTTCCATACATTAAGGCTGTTCGGGAGTAACCCAACCTTCTACCGCAGCCCAAGCACCATCATAGGTATACTTATGACCATACCACTCTTCAGGAGATGTAACGTTAGAGTGTAAGGTTGTGTTAGTGCTATTACAGTCGCTAATGATGAACTTAGCAGGGACACCTACTGTAATGTTTGTATCCGTAATGTCTAGAACTTCCTCATCCTCAAAGATGTAGATGCTGACGTTATCTGTGTTAGTTAGAGTTTTCATGTTATCCCTTGATGATTAATTTAGTTGCTGAAAGTGCTGTACCTGCTAGCACTGATATAGTGTCAGCTGTCGTTGCTAATGTGCCGTCTCGTTGTACGTAGTATGCTGTACCTGCTGTAAGGCTAGATTGTGCGTCATCTACAGAGCCTACGGTTTGAATAGTTGCTGTCGCTGTGTCGGAATAAATTGCATCAGAAATACCAATGTAGTTAGTAGCTGTTAGGTTTGTAGAAACGAAAGCATTCTGAAGTACCACGCTTGTTCCATAAGTAGAGTTACCACCATCCCTATAAGCAATAACAACCTTCTGGGCGTTAGCATCATATGTTGCTGATATGTAGATACTATAATCGCTTTCAAACACAACAGCAGTGCCAAACGATATACTTGTACCTGAAACAGTTCCTACAATAACTGTGCCATAATAAGAGTTACCATCATCCCTATAAGTAATAACAACCTTCTGGGCGTTAGAGTCATATGTTGCTGACATGTAGACACTAGTAGCACTTTCAAATACAACAGCAGTGCCGAAGCTAATTGATGTACCACTCACAGCCCCTACAATAGCTGTACCATACTCAGAGTTACCACCATCCCTATAAGCAATAACAACTTTTTGGGCGTTAGAGTCATATGTTGCTGATATGTTATTACTACTAGCGCTTTGAAATACAACAGCAGTGCCGAAACTAATTACTGTTCCGCTTACAGTTCCTACAATAACTGTACCATACTGAGAGTTACCATTATCCATATAAGCAATAACTACCTTCTGGGCGTTAGCATCATATGTTGCTGATATGTTACTACTATTAGCACTTTCAAATACAACAGCAGTGCCGAAGCTAATACTTGTACCGCTTACAGTTCCTACAATAGCTGTACCATAATCAGAGTTACCATTATCCGTATAAGCAATAACAACCTTCTGGGCGTTAGCATCATATGTTGCTGACATGTTGTAACTAAAAACACTTTCAAATACTACAGCAGTGCCAAAGCTAATACTTGTACCGCTTACAGTACCTACAATCGCTGTACCATACTCAGAGTTACCACCATCCCTATAAGCAATAACAACTTTTTGGGCGTTAGAGTCATATGTTGCTGATATGTGATTACTACTAGCGCTTTGAAATACAACAGCAGTACCGAAGCTAATACTTGTACCGCTTACAGTTCCTACAATCGCTGTACCATAACTAGAGTTACCAACATCCTTATAAGCAATAACAACCTTCTGGGCGTTAGCATCATATATTGCTGATATCCAGTCACTTCGAGCGCTTTCAAATACAACAGCAGTGCCTATAGCTTGAGTTACAGATGACCCAGCCACAACACTTACAGTGCCATCAGCGTTGACAACAACTAAGTCACCATTAGCTAAAGCACCTGAAGCTGTCGCTGTAGCCACACCCGCACCCGGAGCTGGTGTTACAAACGATAACGTGCCACTACCATTTGTTTTTAATAACTGGTTATCTGACCCGTCTGTAGTCGGTAATGTAAACGTGCTTACGAAAGAAGTTAAATTGCTATCGTAGGCTTGTACATTAACACCAATGTCGGCATCAACAACAATGGTGGCATCATAGGCTTGTACATCACTTCCAATGGCAACACCCAAGTTAACTCTTGCGGTAGAAGCATTAGCCAAATCTGACAAGTTGTTAGCAACCTGTGCAAACTTAGCATCAGCAGCGGCCTGTGTGTATGTGTTAGCAACACTAAAAGCACCGTAAGCAACAATGTCAACAATGTCACCTGCTGTAGCGCCAACAGTCAGCACAATGTTAACACCGCTAGAGGCTGTGAAGTCTGTACCAGCAACTTGTTTAACACCGTTCAAATAAACATCTACAAAGCCTACATCGTATGTAGCAACAAATGTGGTCTGTGAAGCTGTAGCTGTGTAGACATAACGCTCAGCAGTGCCATTAACAGCAGAGCCAGCATCAGCCCACAATGTGCCTGTGTACACCTTCATCTTCTCGGACGTGGTGTCGAAATAGAGAGCGCCTGTTAGCAGAGCGTTGCCGTCATTGTCCAGCGTAGGAGATGAACTTTTAGCTCCAAGATAACGATCATCAAAGCTGTCATAACTGTCTTCAGCAGCAGCGGCTGAGGCAGCGGCAGCAGCAGCACTGTCAGCAGCATCTGCTGTGTCACCAAACAATGTATCGGTGTAGGCTTTAGTGACAGCGTCTGTACCAGTAGTAGGTGTACCCAACCCTGTAATCTTGTTGCTACTCATAGCAATGGCACCTGTCATCGTGCCACCAGTTAAGCTAAGCTTACCAGCCAACTGAGTTGTAACGGTTGTTGCAAAGTTTGGATCATCACCAAGAGCAGCAGCAAGCTCATTCAATGTATCAAGAGTGCCCGGTGCAGCATCAATCAAAGCATTGACGGTTGTGTCAACATAGCCCTTCGTTGCAGCATCAGTGTTCAACACAGGGGACGCAACGTTAGCAATGACAGTGTTGGTCACATCAATGGTGCCATTAACTGTAACGTTGTTGAAGGTGGAGCCACCGCTAGAAGCTGTGACATTACCTGTTAGGTTGCCTGTGACATTACCTGTAACATTGCCTACAAAGCCTGTGTTGGCTGTGACAGTTGTACCAGTGATGGCAACAGGTGTAGAACCACCAATAACTGTGTTGTTGATGACACCGCCTGTGGCATTGATGTTAGCAAGTGTAGCTTGTCCTGTAACAGCTAGAGTGCCACCGATGTTGGTGTTACCTGTAACAATGGCGTTCTCGTCCACCTGCAAACTGTCTACGTTGGCTGTGCCATCAATGAACAAGTCTTTCCATTCCAATGCTGCATTGCCTAAGTCGAAAGCATTGTCATTGTTAGGAATGAGGCCAGTGGTGATACGAGCAGCAACAGAAACTGTGTCGCTGGTAGCATCACCAACAGCAACGTTGCCATTCAAGGAAGTGTTACCAGTGACCGCAAGAGTGCCGCCTATGGCAGCGTTGCCTGTAGCGGTTAGTGCAGTAACAGTGGCAGCAACAGCAGTTGACGCACCGATGACAGTGTTATCAATTGTACCTGCGTTGATGTCAGCAGTATCAGCAACAAGGCTGTCGATGTTAGCTGTACCATCAATGTATAAGTCTTTAAACTCTAAGGAGGCTGTGCCTAAGTCTATGTCATTGTCTGTGACAGGAACAATGGCACCGTCTTGAAAGCGCAGTTGCTCAGTAGATGTGCCACCCACTTCAACAAACACACCGTGGCGGTTGTTAGTAGTGTCTACAGCAATTTTGTTCTTACCATCGAAGTCAGCTACGACAGGAACAAAGTGTCCTTCAGCAGCAGTTCCATCATGCTTGTGACCTGTAGCGTGTACGAATGCATCACGAAGAGCGTTCAGTTCATTATTTATTGGTGCTGCACGTACAACAGCGGTTGGTACGATGTCAGCAGCAGATTGTCTTACATATCCAGCCAAGGTTATCTCCTATCATTAGTTGCGTAGTTCAGGACTAAGCCCTGAATACTATGACTAGCATTGGTATCGTTAGTCACGTATTTGAAAGCGATGGAAAAACCTGAACCAGAAATAGCCGTTTTCTCTACTGGTGAAGGATTACCATTATAAATAGCATTAGCATCATATACAGCCTCGTTATAATAAGCTGCTGCACCTTCTGTTGTTATATCATAGTTAGAAGGATTAAACACATTAACTGAGTCATCAAAGTCGTATGAAGCTGCTAAAGCAATTGTGCTAGCGCCTTCACTACGTAGGAAGGTGGTGACGTTGTAGAAATTCTTACGAACGGTAGGGTCTTCAAAGTAGAAGTAGGGAGTTTGATAGACAGATAATATTTCATCTCCATCAAATGATGTTCCACTTTCTTGTAAATGAACCTTACCTGTAGCATCACCATGTAGAACAATCTCGTTAGTACCTACGTATCCACTAGCAGCGCATGTTGCTGGAATACCAAATATCTGACTAAACTCAAAACCAATAGAGCCACCGTTTTCTCTAAGGCCACCTAAGATGCCAAAGCTTCCATCATTAGGAATGAAGAAACGAAACTGTGATTTCTTACGAACAACAACACTGCTTAAGGTTTCAACATCAATGTCTTCAGCAATAAGTTCTTGTAAGATGGCATTAATTGTAAATTGAATACTCTTAGAAACTGTTTCAAGCTGCACATCGCCTATGTTAGATGTACCTGCTATAGGTCTAAAACCATCTGGCCCAAGAAACAATAAGTTACCACCTATCTCAATAACACTATCAGGAACAACACAACCTAAATTAGTAGTCACTTCAGAAACATTAAAGTCTGCAATGTTTGTGCCTGTTAGACTTTTGATAGAACTCTTACCAAATATGTATAATACATTTCGGAATTGCTTAACTTGTACAATATCAAAGCCTACGTTAATTACACCAGCTCCGTTAGCTGGATTATAGTCTAAGTCATTTAGTGGAGAAGAGAAGTAGAGGTTAGAAGGCTCTGAAGGATCACCAGCTAAGAAGATGTGACTATTGTAGGCAGCAGCATACTTAGGAGCAGATGGAGCATTAGCATGTGTTACTTGTGTGTAAGTTGTACCATCATATACAGCAGCAGGATTGATACCATCAGTTAGTAATATCTTATCACCAAACCAGTTATACTTAATAAATCTTACCTTCTTAACACCTACCATTGTCACATCAACAGGAGTGGTAATAGCTGTCCAAGATGATGTTGAGTTTACCCACTTGTGAAAGTAAGCTGTACCAGATTCAGGCGCTGCTTTACGACAGGCAAACACACCATCGTTAATGAACTCAACCACCATCACACCAAGCACAGAGCCAGCGCCCGGTACAGTGCCATAGTCGTTGGAGTAGCCGCTAAGACGGCGATAGCCACCACTAGTGGAGGGCTCATAATTGATTAAAGAATAAGCAGCACCGG